GTGCTGAACAACAACCCAATAAGTGTGGCTACGATCCTCATAAGACTTCCTTACCCTCTAACCTGTTAATTTCCATCTCGGCATACCGCATGACCTTGCGTAGGTCTGTGATGCGAGACTGCTTGTAGTCCTGATCCGGGTACATCTTATGTCCTGCTCGACAGGCATACTTTACTATGTTGCCAATCTCAAAGGACAGCCTGTTCTCCATGATAAAAGTAACAGGTTCTATCTTGTACTGTGTGTAGTGGCTAGGCTTTACTACGATATTATCTGTATCGTCTAGCTTTGGGTGAGCGGTATACAGACCATCATCCTCTATCTCTTTAGCCATAGTGGCCTCCCTTAAATCTTCTCCTGCATAAAGATCGAAATCCACTGTTTGCATACTTCACTCCTAACTACGTCGTCAATTGTAAACTCAATAACTGGCACGTTCACAGCGTATCTCTGACTTAGCTCAACGATCTTTGCTAGACCGTTGGCATCCTTCAGATCAGACTGCTGAACGTCACCATTAAGAACGATCTTAGACCCTTCTGCCACCCGTGTCAACAACATCTTTATCTCATGGGTGGTGATGTTTTGAGCCTCATCTACAATGATAAAGCTGTTCTCAAAGCTGCGACCCCTCATCAGGGCTAGGGGGGCTATCTCGATATTCCCGTTCTTTAACGAGGTTTCGACAACACCCTTCCCCATCCACTGTTCCAGAACGTCTAGAGTTGGCATAGCCCAAGGGGTAGCCTTCTCTAGCACGTTACCGGGGAGGAACCCTATCTCTTTGCCTACAGAGACATGCGGCCTAGTAATGACAATCTTTTCAAGGGTCTTGTCTAGGTACATCTGAGAGGCATAACTAGCCGCTATGTAGGTCTTACCCGTCCCCGCTGGTCCCAGCACTATCGTCTGTGGGCTGGTCTTTAGTGCGTTTAGGTACAGCCTTTGCCGTTCCGTCTTTGGTTCCAGTGGCGGTCTTTTTGGTAGTTGGGGCTGATGGTTCTTCTTGGATGACTTCCGTCCAACCGTTTTCGTCATGTCGAATTAGTTTCGCTTCTTTAACAGGTATATGAAAGAACATTTCGCCCCTACTAATCTTAGGGCCATAGGCTTCTTTGAGTTGGTCTAGGGTCAGTTGCTTCCCTCGGACGATCCAGCACTCTTGGAGGTCACTACGAAATACGAAGAACGTAATCGTTGCGTGCTTTTGTAGGAGCCGTGCCTTCCGCCCCGGAATGCGGAGGTCTTTCCAGTCCTCTGGCCAACCCTCTTTCCAAGCTGTTTTGACCTCTGCTTCACTGTAAAAAGTCTCCCCATCTTTAGTTGATACTACATCAGCAAGGTAGTCTTCCTTCACCCGCTTGATATGATGTCCTTGTTGCTCAAGGTAGCTAACGAGAGCATCCTTAGCTTTGCCATCAAACTTATCGTAACGTTCCTTGTCGAACTTAGCGTAGTTCTTTGTCATGCTCTTCTAGCTCCTTATAGCCGCCGATGTACTCTCCCTCATGGTTCCATATCTGAGGCACTGTGTCAAGCCCTGACCACTTCATCAGGCTTTTAATATACTGGTTCTCGTAGCGAGTAATATCAACCTCGACGTAAGTTCTATGCGAGGCCCCAAGCTCCTTCTTCGCCTGCTGACAGGCGGGACAGTTGGGCTGAGTGATGATGGTGTAGGGCATTAAGTCTTCTCCATAAGTGCTTTCCAAGATACGGGGAATAGGTCAGTCATATACTCTGCGATCTGTATTGCTACCTCTCGGGTCTCTGCTTGACTGTCAGGCCCCAAGCGGAGCTTACACATATCGGCAAAGGCATCAAGGCTACCAGACCACCACCAAGAGGTCATCATGGACTGAGGCAGCATCATACGAGCTTGCTCTGGTGCTACACCGCAGTCGGTCATGTATTCGTACATATGCAGCACACGGTCCATGATTTCTACATACTGCTGCTGTAGGAACTGTTGGTAGTCCCTCCCGAAAGCCTGACCAGAACCCTGCTTCTTATTGTCCGGTCGAGCACGCCAGAAGTCAGGACTGTAGATGTCAGGCTCTTCATCAACATACCTACGGCTCACCTCGTTCCAGCGTAGGAACTTGTGCTTCACCAGTTGTCGGGCTACAAAGACAGGAGCATCCACCTTGAAGGTCACAAAGGCGTGACCAAAGGGGGAGGTATGCTCATGCTCTGCTAGGTAGTGGATCAGCTTTTCGTCTTTGGTAGAAAGGGCGTCGGACTCCTTAGCGAAGGAGACCCGAGCCGAGTTTACCGTAGTGAGGTCGCTACCACAGTGATGTTTTAGAACGACGTTAATCATAGCCATAAACCTCTTTTTCCTCATACTCCCCACAGAAATTGCTTTCATAAACTTGGGGCCATTTCCAATCCTCTAAGGGAGGATAACGATGGCAATGCCCATGAGGATGTTCATGGAGGGGGCTTGGTCTATAGTGTTCACAAGTCTCACAAGATTCGTATGTCATGTAATGTCCACAATCTCGCAGCTATCTGCTGAACAAGCCATAGTCTGCATGCCAGAAGTATTATCCTCTGCTTCATACAGCGCTAGGTTGGCCCAGTCAATAGACTTTGGCATCTTTTCTGCAAGTTCTTCGTACTCTTCTTTGCTGCACTCTTGGTAGGGGGCCTGTTGATAGGTATGGTCAGAGTGTGGCAAGAAAGATACACCGGACATTTCATCGAAATGCTTGTAGACAAAGGCACCAACCTCAAGCCACTCATCATCACGCACTGTGATGGTCACAGAAGGCTTATGCTCACACCAATGACGTTGGTAGGCAAGCCAAGTCTCAAGCTGCTCTACGGCTGTCATATCGTTACGAGTGACGCAGTTGTTGGGTGCCTGTACCGGGAAGCTAAACACAGTAGTAGTGTCAGGCTTCATCACACAAGGCTCTGAGGGGATGCCTTGATTAATCATAAACGAGGTCAGAGGGTCTTTGTTGTCGCCTCTTACGGTGCGGATGTAGTATTCAGAATGCCGAGCATGAATACCACTGGCAGAATCCACAAGCTGAGATACCGTCCCAGACGGTTTAACACAGGTGATGGCTGCTGACTGAGGGATACCAAGACGGTAGGCCCACTCTGCGTTAGTGCTAACAGCGACACTTCGTAGATGTTCAAGGGTCTTCTCCAAGCCAGCATTCTCACTGGTCATCAAAGGGTTATCCATAATTCCCGTGAGGGAGACACCAAGCAACCGCTCTGCTTCTGTGTTGTCCTTCCAGACCTTACGAAGGTAGGGGAACTCAGTGTAGGTGGCTTGGATGGTGCCAAGGATCGTAGCCAGACGTACCTTCTCAGAAAGGGTGTCGATGTTATCTGTGGCTCGTACTACAACCTCAGTAAGGTTACAGAACTGGTACGGGCGCAAAATAATCTCTGAGCATGGATTGGTGCCAAATTCCCACTCTGGGTCTCGACGGCCATTCTTAGCTGCTTGAGCCTTAGAAGCTACTCGGTTGAAGATGCCACGCTCACCGGACTTGGACTCGATAAGGGAGGCCCACTCTTTCATGAACAACTCTACGTCTGGCTTCTCAGTGTAGGCCACAGAGTTGTTAGCCAAGGCACGTTGACCTTCGTTGTCCCACCAGTTGCCAGACTTGGCATTACGCATCCGGTCATCAGACAGGTTAGACAGGCTAATCATGGCAGAGCGACGTACACCACCTACCACTACAACTTGACCAATCTTACACATCAGGTCATGACACTCAAGGGAAGTCAACTTGCGGCCCTGTGCCTTCTTGAAGATAGCAACAGCGAAGTTAAACAGGTCGATCAAAGGTGCAGGACCACTGGCACGTCCACCAAAGGTCTTAAGCCTAGCACCAGCAGGACGCACCTTAGAGACATCCCACTTAGGGATTTCACCAGCCCATAGGAGCGAAAGAACCTGACGTAGGGACTTAGCCCACCCTTCCTTGCTGTCCTTGACCACTACGGTCGTCTCGCTGTCGAACAGGGTATCTGGAACCTCTGGCAGCTTGGAGATGTACTGACGCTCCACAGAGAAGCCTACACCAGTGCCACAGAGCAGGATGAACATAGCCTCATCAAAGCTCTTAGGGTCATCTACCGGGAGATAGCTACAGTTGTAGCCAGAGGTGTTGTCACGATGTAAGGCAGGACCAGCAGTCATCATAGCCCTCATAGAAGGCATAACACCAAGACCTACAATGTTATCGTAGAGTTCCTGCTTAATGCCCTCAGAGACATACTGGCCTACAACCTCATCCATGTAGCGCTGTACGGTTTCAGCCCAATCTTCTCGACGGCCTTCGGTCTCAAGCCACCGTGCGTAGCG